GTCTTGCCAGCATCATTGATGGGCACATTCATAGAGAGGTCGGCGGGTGCGGCTACGGTTAAGCGGACGTGTTGTTGTGACTCAGCAAGGTTATCCTCCGGCGTGGTTAGGAAGTCAACAACCGCGCTACCGTTATTTAAAATGACCGTGCCGTTGGTGGCTTTCTCAGGCGCGGTTATGTCATTACTTGCCGCATTTAAGTCGCCCTCTTTAACCGTCCATATCAGGATTTGACCGTCAGGCAAGTTATTGGCGCTAACTGTAAAGCGGATATTACTACCCTCGTCAATAGATGTTTTATTGGCCGTGACATTCCAAACGGTTTCTATCACGTTATCAGGATTGTAGCGCTCAAAAATATTGGTAGTATGTAGCGGGTAAACATGAGGGCGCTGAGCACCAGCCGCCTCAGTCATACCTTTTTGGCCTAATGTTAAGCCCACGTCTTTAATGTCATCATCATCAGGATCAGTACCAACGATTATTTTGCCGGCAAGTCTGCGCCATGCGGTATCAATACCCAGTAACTCATCAAACTTAACCTTGGGATTACTGGCATTGTGGGTATGATGCAAGTAACCAATAGGTATCAGTATCTCTAGCAGTAATTGAAAGCGGCTAAGCGCCACGTATTGCGGATGCGGGTCTGCCGATACTTCTAAGTGATCTTGTTGTAGGTATTGCGGATGCGGGTTTGGTGCAGCTAAATGCTGGGTCATAATCACCAGCGAAAGGCTGCCATCAACATCAGTGCTTACTGTTATATTGGCGGCGTCAGCACCCTCTAAAGTGATGCCGAACACCCCGACAAAAGCAAGGTCAGGATAGACGGTAAGTAAGGGGTCGCTAGCTGACGCCGCCACGGCAAATAATGCGCCGGTATCACTAAAAAAACCCATCTCATAAGCCGGTATGACGGTATCTGACGTAATGGTGGCACTAAACCGTAAGGTATTGCTAACCACTTCAACGTCACTGGTTACCAGTGCGATACGGTCGAACTCATCTGCTAAGCTTGCTTCACTACCGGTGGGCGTGTACTTGCCAGTACCAATGCCAACATGGGTTAAGTTGATTGCAATCTTAGGGGTTTCACTGCCAGCATTAAGCGCGGCTTGCTTGCCGGCATCGGTCAGCTTAAAGATAATGGGGTTGGGCGTATTAGGCATGACTTTTTATCCGTCAGTTAATGTGTGAGTGCCTACAATTTTAACGTGTGCCGGCTGGCAAGTTTGCCCGTGTTCCAGTGCAAGGTAAACCTCGTTATATACCCAAACATTAATTACCCGTTACGAGACCCGCGCCCGTAACGGGTAGTTAAAATCCCTGTTTAGGGTAGTTAAATAACCCGCTCATAATGGGTAACTAAACGTCCTTGAATGGGTAACTAAACGTAGTCATATCAGTAGGGGTCTGCTCTAAAGCGCGTCCGCCATATCGCTAAGATCACCCCATTGCTCTTTGTCTTTATCGCTACCCTTGAACCCAACTTTATTGGCCGGTGAATAACCGATACGTTCCATAAATGCAAACGCAAACGTATCAGCAATATCGGGTGAGGTGATACCGTCCCTAAGCATGTCTTTTTTACTGGTAATGCCCCAGCGTGATTTCTCATCAAAGAAATAAGGCAAGCGGCTCATTTGAGTCTCTAAGTTGGTCATCAGCTGATACATACGGCGGACTTTTGGCGCAACGCTAAAGCAACCCCGCTCAACGGATTTTGTCATCGAGACATAAGCATGAGCGCGTTTATTGAAGTACAACAATTTCAAGTTATTATTAAAGCAAGGCACACCCCAGTTGACCGACTCAAAATATAAGCCCTCAGCTTTGAGCGATTGACACAAGCCCATGCCAGCGCCCATCGGGTCAATCACAAGGGTCGCGCCAGCATATTCAGCAACCGCTGCATATATCTTGGCTTTAAGCTCATTGATGTTAGCCCTATTACTAAATAGCGGTATATCAATCACATGCGCGTGGCGTTCTATGCGGCCGCTATAATCCTTATCAATGACTTTCATGACGGTAATAACGCTGTGATCTCGCCCAACGTCCCCGCCCACATCGACGGTGATTATATAACCGTACTCATCCTCCTCAGTGACCACCGGCTTGCGTTGTAGCATCGCCGTAAGCTCTGTTCGCGTCAGTAGGTACTTGCCCTTTAATTCAGGGAACATGCCACGGATGCGGATCATATAACCGGCATGGGTGCGGCTGCCATACTGGTATAAGGCTTCAATGAGCTTCTTACGGCTTACGAGGGGGGATACCTCGCTGTTAAATTCTAACGCTATCCATATCCCGCCGTCTTTATAACTGAGACTATGGTGGGTATCAAAAAAGAACCCTGTATTAGTGGCTGGCTGGCTGGTCAGTACGGCGCGGTTGTTCTCATGGGTCAATGCACCAATGGCGACTTCCATCACCGCGTCATCAATACCACAAGCCTCATCCGCCCACACCATGTAATGATCGCCATGCTGTCCGGCAATGTTGGTTGGTTGGTGTTTGGGTGCGGTCTTGGCGAACACGAACCATGTGTCTTTAAAGTTTTTAATGTAAATCTTTTCTGCCAGTACCACGACAAAATCAGCAAGCCAGCCCATCGTCTCGTTATTGCGTAAGTACCCCAAGCAGATATTGATCTCTTTCCAAACGACGGTTCTAAGCTGACCAATTTGCGGGGCGGTAAATAGCATGACCGACTCAGGGTAAAATAGCAGATGCCATAAAGCGACAATGCCAGCCGACCTAGATTTGCCCGTATTATGTAGCACGGTATAATCACCGCCTAAAAACTGGTTGTTGCCATCCAATATAAAGCCGTAGTAATTGCCCTCGCCTAATGCCTCAACCTGTTTGACGGGCATATCGACATACACGCCATTGATAAAGCGGTAGCAGTAGAACCCCATGCCAGCGCCATCTTTGAGATAGTCCCTAACCGTTAAGGTTTTGGTGATTCCCGCACGGCGCACGCATAGGGTGTGGCTCTCATTAAAAACGTGACTGCTGCCATCGCTGTAGGTAAAGCGGTATAGGTTTTCGCGGCCTCTCACAACATCCATGACGTTGCGAACGCTGCACCCGTCGTCGCCCATAATCAGGTCGTCCATGCCGATATTTTGCACAAACTTAACCGAACCATCGGACAACATGATCTCAGTGTTAAAGCCAAAACAGCCATGACCGGATGCAACCGTCGTACGGCTGCTAGGGATAACGATTGATTTAAAAAGGGTTTCTTGCTGCGGGGTCACGCCCTGATTATTGGCAAACGTCATCCCTAAAGCTTCTACCGCAAAACGAGTAATATCGTAGCGGTAGCGCTCACAGGCTTCCACCCATTCAGGTAGCTCTAGTAAATTATCAACCATAACCGCCTTATACTGCTAAATGCTAAACGGCATCATGTCAAAGCCGCTGTCCTCGTCAGTGCTGCTAGTGTCCGGCTGTTTGGTGATGACGAACCCTCCATGTACCTTGCGTGCCGCCCATACCGCAAGCAATACCGCGATATGGCCGTTGTTAATGCCCATACTGTCAAAGTCGAGGGACTTACCGCGCTCATCCACCTTGCGCGTTTGGATAACGTGCGTGGGGTCATAGCGTTTTAAGCCATCATCAATCACCAACAAGCCAGCGGCATTAGCGGCTTTATAAGCGGCCATGACGCTCTGCATTTGCTCCTTCTCATCGAACGCTAAGCCCCAATGATTGAAGATATTAGGGGTATCAGTGACCACGATAGCGTTACCGGCTGCTACCGGTTGTTCGCGCCATTCGTCCTCTTTTTTAACAATGATCTTACCGCTATCCGCATCGGTTACTGCCAATACGCGCACCGCATCACCGTCATAAGTGGCGGCGCGTGCATCGATGGTGATAACCTTGGGATTTAAGGCGGGTTTTTTGGCTGGCTGGTCACTCATGGGGCGGTATCCTTGACATTCGTTTGAGTAATAACGCCGGTATCAGGATTGATGGCCACGCGGGTATGGCTGTCCGACTCCTTGCCTATCACGTCAGCCTCAACGACCACGCCGTTTAACTTATCCACAGGGTCACGGCCGCCCTCAACCGCTGGCAAGTCAGGCGGAATACTGCCTTCAGGCTCGCCGGTGTCGGTAATGTCATCATCAAGGTGGCCTAGCCCTACCACCGTAGGTTCAAGGCCAACAAGCACACAATCAACGGTGACGGCGTGAACGGTATCAATGCCCACATCCGCCTTATCAGGGAATAGCGTGTTCTCAGCGACTTTAAAGTTCCACTCATCTTTAATAATCGACGTGCCAGCGTGTCCAAGCTCATAAGACACATCAAAACTGCGCCGTGCCTCATCACGCCAAAAGTTAACAAACTGGTTGGCAATAGAGGATGCCCCATGCGGATCAGGACTAAAGAACGCAATTTGACAGCGATAAGATACCGGTGTCGTACGCAGTTGTACCACTCGCTGCAAGGGGTCGCTCGGAACGATGACGTTTACCCAGTTGGCGGTACCGCTTACAATTTCAAATTCAGGCGGCGCTTCAATGGCACTAATGGCGGTGATCATCACCGGTAAGTAAACGGACGTACCGGAATTGGTCTTGTCACCGCTGGCACGCGCATTGTCGTTTTGCTGAACGGCTTTGAGCATGGCTTCAACATCATCAACCATGCTGGTCTTGGACACGATGATAGCGCCCTCAATGCGGCGGGTTTTCCAATCTCTAATAGATTTTTGACCGGTTGGGGCACACCACTGTCTAAAGTCGCGTAATTTAAGCCCCCATGCCTGTTGGATGCTTTCAAGTGGGGATAGCAGTCGTTGGCTCATAAAATCTCCTTAGCGGCGTTTAAAGATGCTGGTGCGTTCTTCGCGGTGCTTGATACCGTCCTCTTGCGACTTTTTAACGCTCTCAGTCGTTCTAAGGTCGCGGTCACTTGTGCCAAGCCCATCAAAATTAGCCCATGCGTTAGCGGTGGCCTCAAAGGGGACTGACGGACAAATCATGCTGTCAAAAAGCTCGTCTTTTCGGTTGGCACGTTTGGCACGGATGTTTTCTAAGTTTTGCTGGCGGGTGATATAAGCATCTTGTGCCGCAAGGGTTTCATTTTGATAATGAGTGTTCATAGCGTCGGCTTGAACAGCGGCGGCGATGCTGTCGTACTGGTACAAGATGGCGGTCTCTAATGCCGCTTTAATCATGGCGCGTTCAGGACTAATTCCTTCTAAGCTGTCAAAGGCTGGCTGGTCGCTGGTCTCATCAAGCCAAAATAGGCCGTCAAACATACCGTCACCGCGATTGGTGTTGTAATTGGGCTGACGGACATAATCAAAGCCGTCAAAGCTGGTCACATCGTACTTGCCAGCGCTACCCATCTTGCGCATGACCGCGCTACTAAACCCGCCAGCATTACTGGCATAAAGCCGCTCAGAATACTTGCCAGTTTCGGTGTCTAAAAACTCTTGTTGGTGACTGACATTGCCGTCATTATCGGCCTCTAATTTGATGGTCCTGATAGCTGGTTCAATGCGGATGCTGTCACCGGTATTAGGATTAACCCACACGTCAGGCGGGTTCATACCAAAGCGGCCGCGCAATTCGTGACCGTAATAGCCATACATATCACCGCTATTGATTAATTCTTGGGTGGATGATGCGTTCATGCGATCAACCATCGATTTAATATCAACGTCCGATCGATCCGTGCCCACGTCTTTTGAACGTCCACGGTCTGCTAAATTGTAAGTGATTACTCGTGTTTTCTTTGACATGAAAAAAGCCCCTTGAAATAAACGTTGTTAATGCGTCTATTTTAAGGGGCTTATGGGGCTGGCTTGTTGGGGTGTTCCTATTGAGCTATAGGCATGTCCGTATGCACGCGGCTTAGCGTTCTACCTATATTAACCACATCATTAGCCGTGCTATCAAGCGCTGTCTTTAAGTCACAAACCATAGACTCAACGTCATGTTTTCTTAGATTGATTGAGTTAAACGCGGCCTTGGCATAAATCTTAACCCATTCAGCGCCGTCATACACCATACCGATAACCGTGACTGACGACTCACCATAATTTAAGTTGGTTATAACAATTTCTTTACCTAAAAACTCACTGTCAATAATATCGTATAGATCGTTCATATCATTCATATTATTATTCCTGTATTTTTAAAGTTAATCTATAGGGCTGGCTTGTTGGGGTGTTCCTATTGGCTGGCTAGCCTTACAACCTTCATCGCTAGCTCTCTACTTTCCTTTGTTCTTTTGCGGTGAGCCTCATTAATCTCTGCTTCAAGCGACCTCTTATCATCGTCACTCATGCGGTCGTATGTTTCGGCATGGTGGATTTTATTCATTTTATTAATAACATCAACAACCTCATTAAGCGGTATTCTTACGGTTTCGCTATTAACGTGGTCTATCAACATAATCTCGCGAGCGCTTGATTCGTCATTAAATTTTACCGATATTGTCATATTATTTCTCGCTATTGGTTGCTGGCAAGTTATCGACTAGCCAGCGTGGAAGACTTAACTACGTTTTGATACTACGCTTTGCTAATTCAAGGAATTTATCAGGATCACATTCATTATAATCAAACACACAATTACACTCCATTTCCTCAACATTACCCACAAACTTATCTGTTAGCTTTTGACAGTCATTCTCACTCAATCCGTTTTCTTCTACATCAGATATAAAAGTACCCATAACCTCAATTACATAACTATGGTGCATCACATCATCTTCTAGCTCACGGATGCGAGCCATTAAACTATCAATCGTAATTTGATTGTCATCTTTCATTTCATCACCTGCAAAGTTTCAAGGTTGTAATGCTTGCGTAATAATTCATGAGCCACTTTATTAAACGGCTCTATGTCATCATCAATAGCGGCCAATAGGTCGGCATCTTCAACCAATTTAAAGCGTAGGGTTTTCTTTGTCACCTTGCGCTCGTAGGTGGCGTTGGCTTTAAGGCGGTATGATGGGGTTTTATTG